CTCCAACCTATAGGAATTATCAACCTATAGGAACGTACCGCTTAGGAATAAGCAGTATACCCTACCTTATATCCAGAGACACCATCCCTCGGAGTTAAACCCAAGGGAACCCTTGATCCATTCACGTAAGTGTATTGGTAAGGGGGTGACGGTGTTCCAGAGAGGTAAAGAGCAACACCCATTTGTACATCAGCATGATATCGCCCAAACCTTGCTACTCTGTAGCGGGCTGGACGATAGACTCTGATGTAGCGAATGGAGTTGCGCCAGCGGAGTTGCCATCGGTCTTCTTGGTCGTGGATGACGAGGTCGCCGAGGTCTTTTGGACCACGGAGACACCGGATAGCGCTTGGTAGAGCATCGATAATGCGAAACCAAGTGCTAATACCACGATTACGATCACGGCTAGTGAGACAAGTTGCGTCAAAAACGCTCCTGATCCCATTAGCCAAGCCGATATAGTGCTGCGGTTCATGAGGTTCTTCCTTAAGAAAATAAGGGCGAACTTCGACTCCATTAAAGAAGTCACCGCCACAGCTCTCGCGGAAAACACCAGTAATGAATGTTTTCTTAATATTAGGTGTAAAACCAAAGTATTTGAGAGCTGATAGAACGTCTTTACAAGTAGTACTTGGGGTTATGATATCATCGCCATATACCAAAACATCGTCGCTTTTTGCGACAGTGCTGGAGATGGCGTAGAAGATCAAGGTTTCAAGTTCGAAAGTAAAGCCGTTACCCATTGATGAAAACTTCTCGAGATTAACCCACTTTCCCTCGACGCGAGTCTTGGGAGAACGGATATTATCAAGTAAGTCAAACCATTGGGTAGGTAGTAGGAGTTTCACTAGATTCCTACAAACCGTGTCGCTGGCTGAACTTAAATCAATAGTTGCAAACTCACCGCTAATACTAGCGGAACAGGCGACCTGCCTGTGGGTAGTTTGTCCATCTGTGAGGTCAATATTAGCCCTACGCTTGAGAAGGTCACGCAGAACGCGACCGACTCCAAGTTGCAGGAAACTATTAAGTGACGGTTCCTTAGCACAAGGCCGCATAATGCGGCTGTCCTTAGGAACACAGAAGAACCCGTTGCCGGGAACGAAAGATAAAGGTTCATCGCGCAAGGTCATAAGACGACCCCAGTAAGTCTCTTCCCAAAGAGACGAATAATTCTGGGCTTGCGCAGTGAGGGTAGGTACGGACGACATCTTATCGAGAATTGTCACGCGTCTCGAAGAGTCGCTCATCGTCGCACCAGGCCCGAAACGCCCTCTGATAGAGAGCGGAGGTCTGGATCCAATAATGCTTCTTACCTTATTTTTTACGTTTTGGATGAAAGTCCAAATCGCATCGTCTTCGGGATCATGAGATCCGTAGAGGAAAGGGGAAAGTCTTTCATTGGAACGATAACACTGCTTCTCAGCGTCCCACCATTTCTCAATGGTGAGAGCCTTCTTATCAATTGGGAGGTCGAAGCCTTCGTATTTCTTAAGAAATCCGGAGGCACAGGCCGCCCTATAATAAGAGGAAGCGTCGTTATAGTGCGATGGATCAACACTAAGACTAGTTAGTTGATCCCAATCTTCGTACCTAATCAGTATTGCTACTGTTAGGGAACGAGGGGATGAGAGCGCTTCCATATAGGAAAGCGCTATGGACTTCACGTACGGGGTAAGTGCCATTACAGTTCATTCCCAAATAATTAATATATATTAATTTGCTGAGAAACCTGTATTCAAGCAACTCTTCAAAAGAGCACTTGCAAGCAGGTTCGTGAACTGAGCCGCAGCTTCGTTAATTTCGGTCTGAGACATTTGCTTGTCCAAAACGAAAGTGAAGTCGCCATAAGCAGTAGTAAGAACCGATGTAACACCGGTAGTACTATTGGTAATGGCTTGCGGATACACGTAGGTGCCTCGGACAGAACGCCCCATCTTACCCTTAGCCTGCTTTGCAATTACTCGCAATTCAGGCTGGCAGGAAGGATAGGCGTTAGTCGTCTGGCGCCATATAGCAGGACTGCCGTCGCCGGCAGAAGGCTGCATACCAGTGTAAATAATGTCAGTTAAACCGTCGTTCTTCTTGACAGTGATATTTGCCAGATTTGGCATAGTGAGACTCCTTAAGAGAGAGATAATCCATTACTTCTTGATACCGAGGGTAACGAGAAGTGCAATGGAAGTAAGAGCCCTTCCGATAGGAAGAGTAAGCTCTTTAATACGGAGGGTAACCTCCGGGAGAATGTCGCTCCTGGACATGGAATAATAGGAAGAAACGCAATCGCGTCTCATCCGATCATCCCACCAGGTTTGAGTGGCAACACAGTCATCTTTCACAAACGTAGTGGATGAAACCGAAGAAAGCTCAAGACCGTAAAGAGAAGTAAAATTCTCAAGATAGCCTTGTACATTCACGAAATAATCTACCACGAAAGAGAAAGGGACTAGTTCCCATGCGACAGCTAATGGGTTGACAAAGCCCATTTGCGCAGCTAAGTTAGCATTAGGGTTTACAACTCTAACGTTGGCTTTGCACTTAACCACAACCGAATAATTATGTGAAGCGGCATCTATTACAGGTGCCCACGGATAATAAGTATTAACCGAATTCACATACTTATCACGAAGAGCGGCTCGTGCAGTAACATTCACCTGGCCCACATAAGGGTCGGAAAAAATGTCAACAGCTTTCGCAATATCACCAACAAGAGGGGCCCAACCGAACGAGTATTCGAGAAAATTAGCGCTAAAAGCTCTACTTTCCTTACGAAGATTCAGTTTTTTTGGACCTTTCTTAGTGGTGCGGTAGTATTGACCATCCTTTCCATAGATCGCGACATTAAGTTCGCGAGCTGCGCCAAGGAAGTCAAAACGTCGTAGCTTACGGGTGAAACGAAATAACTGGCCGGCACGATCAGAGATCATGCTGACTGACTTTTTCAACTCACCTAAAGCCGCGCCCATCTCAGAAACATCGCGAAGTTTAGAATTAAACCTCTCGCGGCACTGAGATCCGCAGTTTTCAACAGGTCCTGTAAAGAACCAAGTAGCTTGTCCGTTAAAGCCGGCGTACATCCATGAAGGATTGTAACCCCAGCCCGGAGAGCCGTACCAATCCTGAAGATTTGTGCCAGATATGGTTTTGTAACCATAACTAGTAAAAGCTAAAGGTAAGTTGTATGGGCGTTTCTGCCTATACCACTTGCGGTACTTGAAAACTGCACCAGGAGAAGGTGAAGACGTGTCTTCAACCTTCTCGAAGGGACCTGTGATAGGGATCATTATAAATCTCCGATTTAATATGACCTTCTCACCGGGCGAAAGTCGAGGCCCCTGAGGCAACGCTGTATAGAGATCAGGTCGATCACTTTAAAGCGAAGCCGCTCAATTAAGAGCAGATGTACCCCCTTATGGGGG